CTGGAAGAGACATAATGAGTGTTGTTAAGGTGTTTCAATTCGGGGATTTTTCAAACATAAACATGTTTGATGTTAGATATCAAATGGCACTAAGTGATTATTTTGGTATTAACAGAGGACTTGGTTTCAACAGTTCTATGGGACTTGCTAGTTATGACTCGACAAAAAGATATATTAATTTAATTCAAGATTTTTTCCAACCAGAAAAAATGATTAGATTTAATAAAGTAAGCAATAGAGTTCACTTGGATATGGATAAAGATGATTTGGATGTTGGTAATTTCTTAATATTGGAAACATTTGTAAAAACTCCATCTGCAACTTTTTCTGAAATCTTCGATGATATTTGGCTTAAAAAATATTTAACTTCGTTGATTAAGAAACAATGGGGTTCTAATCTTTCAAAATTTGAAGGTGTTCAACTTCCGGGTGGTGTATCTCTTCGAGGGGATGCAATATCCGCAGAAGCAAATGAGGAGATTCTTAGATTAGAAGAAGAGTTATCACTAACATATGAACTTCCCATCAATTTTGATATAGGATAAGGTTATTATAGATGGCTCGTAATCCATACTTTAGAGATCATTCTGGACAACAGGATGTAATAGAAGACCTTACCATTGAAACAATTAAATCAATGGGTAGGGATATGGTATACATTCCCAGAACTTTAGTAAACAAAGACGAATTGTTTGGTGAAGATGTTATCTCTAAATTTGATGATGGATATACTCTTGAAATGTATATTCAATCCATTGATGGGTTTGAAGGTGAAGGTGATATTTTAACTAAGTTTGGTATTGAAATAAGAGATAGAGTTACTCTTGTTGTTTCTAGAAAAAGGTTTGAACAAACAGTGGGAATTCACGAAGGTTCTACACGACCAAAAGAAGGTGATTTAATTTACTTCCCACTTAGTAAAAGTCTCTTTGAAATAAACTTTGTTGAGCATGAGAATCCATTTTATCAAGTAGGAAAACTATACACATATATTCTATCATGCGAACTCTTCACTTACAACCAAGAAGAAATCGATACAGGTTTCAGTGACATTGACACAGTTGAAGATGAAGTTAAGAAGTTTGCAATTGAATTTGATATGGGTACAAGAACAAGCACTGGTGAAACTTATAACTTCTTTGAGGGTGAAACTGTATTCCAAGGAACTGATTTAGACAGTGCAACTGCAACTGCTGTGGTAACTGATTGGAACAGCACTGCAACAAAACTTACTGTTACGAATGTTGTTGGAACTATATCAACTACGGCAGGACAAAAATTAAAAGGTGCAGTTTCTGGAGCAGAGTACGAAATTACAAGTAGTGAGACAACTACTCTTGTAATTCCAAATGATCCTCAAGATAATGAATCAAGAGGTGATAATGAAGAGATAGAATTGTTAAGAGACCAAGATGAAATATTCGACTTTACTGAAAACGATCCATTCTCGGAGGGTGATTATTAATGTTTACTCAATTTTATAACGAAGCATTAAGAAAACTTGTTATTGGATTTGGTTCCTTATTCAATGACATACGAGTAGTTCGCAAGAACGAAGATGGTACTACGAAAGAAAATATTCGTATTCCACTTTCATATGGACCAAAAGAAAAGTTCATAAGAAGAATTTCCGAAATGAGTAGTATTACTTCTACTACAAGAACAGAAATAATTTTACCACGAATGGGATTTGATATCACAGGTATGGTATATGATTCTGCAAGAAAAGGAAACAAACTAAGGGTTACAAGAAATGTGACTAGTGATAGTGCTTCATCATGGAATTATTCAGAAGTTCCGTACAATATTAACTTTGGTTTATACTCATTTACTAGAAATCAGGATGAAAACTTACAAGTAATTGAACAGATACTTCCTTACTTTTCCCCAGAATTTATTGTTACATTTAAATTAAATTCAATCAATGATAAAATCGATATTCCTATAATATTGAATGGGGTTTCTACCGTTGAAGATTATGAGGGAGATTTTGATACAAGAAGAAGTATTATAACTACTTTTGATTTTGTGGCAAAAAGTTATGTGTTTGGACCATCAAGAACAGGAAAGGTTATCACACAGGCTCAGGTAGATTTCTTTGGTGCAGAAAAGTTTCATGTATCGGTTGATGGTGATCACGATGCAACAGTTGGTATTACAGGTGGATTTACAGGTGAAGGATACACCGCAGGTAACAGAATTTATGGTGATTACTATTATGAGTGATAAAAAGTCAGTTAATGATAAACTATCAGATGCACTTGAAACTACATTTGAATCAGAAGAAAAGAAAGTAACCAAAGGAAGAAAGGTTACGGAGATTCAGGTAGATGCAGTTGATAGCGAAAAGGATTATTGGTTAGTCCGTAAGAATATGAAAGAGTTGATTTCTACGGGTGAGGAAGCAATCGAAGGTATTTTAAAGGTTGCTACCGAGGGAGACTCCCCCCGTGCATATGAAGTGGCAGCACAGATGATTAAAACAGTTGCAGAAGCAAACAAAGACTTGATTGACCTTCATAAGAAAATGAAGGACATCAACAAAGAAGAAACTACAATCAACAATACCACAAACAACGCACTCTACATCGGCTCTACAAGTGAACTTCAAGATTTGATTAACCAGTCTCGAAGTGCCAAAAAGGCATTAAGTAATGATGTTATCGATGCAGAGGTAGTGGAAGATGACGGATAAAAAGGCAGGATATCTTGGAAATCCAAATCTCAAACCTGCGGGTGTAGAGATTGAGTATACCAAAGAGCAGGTTAAGGAGTACATTAAATGTGCCCAAGACCCAAAGTATTTTATACAAAAATACATTAAAGTAGTTTCTTTGGATGAAGGCCTTGTTCCTTTTGAGATGTATGATTATCAAAATGATATTGTAGATACAGTTCACAATAATCGTTTTGTAATTGCAAAACTTCCTCGTCAGAGTGGCAAATCAACCACTGTTATTTCATATATTCTTCATTATGTTCTTTTCAACCAAAGTATGAATGTGGCAGTTCTTGCAAACAAACAAGCAACTGCAAGAGATATTCTGAGTCGATTGCAACTTGCATATGAATATCTTCCACTATGGCTTCAACAGGGTATTGTGGAATGGAATAAGGGAAGTATCAAATTAGAAAACGGTTCTAAAATTCTTGCGTCATCCACCTCTGCTTCCGCAGTTCGTGGTGGTTCTTATAACATGATTTTCCTTGACGAGTTCGCCCATGTGCCTACTAATATCGCAGAAGAATTCTTTAGTTCTGTATATCCTACAATTACTTCAGGACAAAGCACAAAGGTTCTTATGGTTTCCACTCCAAATGGTCTAAACATGTATTACCACTATTGGAGGGGTGCAACGAAAAAGGAAGGTGAGCAAGGAAAAAACGAATATGTTCCTATCGAGGTTCACTGGAGTCAAGTCCCTGCATATCCTGGTGGACCACTTCGGGATGAAAAGTGGAAAAAAGAAACAATTGCAAATACAAGTGAACAACAATTCCAGTCAGAATTTGAGTGTGACTTTGTTGGTTCGAGTGCAACTCTAATATCTTCCAGTAAACTCCATGCACTTTCTTGGGTGAAACCTATTACTAGAAATACTGATGGTCTTTGGATATATGAAGAACCGAAAGAGGATCATACTTATTACATCACAGTAGATACAGCAAGAGGTCAAGGATTAGACTATAGTGCATTCACTGTCATTGATGCAACAGAAATGCCATATAGATTAGTTGCAAGATATAAGAACAATATTGTATCTCCGATGGTATACCCAACTGTCATTTCGACAGTCGCAAAACAATTCAATAATGCATATGTTTTGGTCGAGATAAATGATATTGGCGGACAGGTTGCTGATGTTCTTCATCAAGATTTAGAATATGATAACATTCTTATGTGTACTCACATGGGACGAAAAGGTCAAACAGTCACATCTGGATTTGGTGCAGGTGGTAAGGGAACCACTCATATGGGTGTTCGTACCTCTGCTGTTGTAAAGAAACTTGGCTGTTCTGTTCTCAAGAGTTTGATTGAGGAAGATAAACTGATAGTTGAGGATATTGATACAGTCAATGAACTTACCACTTTCATTGCAAAGAAGCAATCGTATGAAGCAGATGACGGATATAATGATGACTTGGTAATGTCATTAGTTCTTTTTGCTTGGTTAACTCGACAAGACTATTTTAAGTCTGTAACCGAGACTGATGTAAGAACAGAAATATACGAAAAAGAAATAGATAAATTAGAAGAAAATATGGCACCTTTTGGGTTCATAAACGATGGAACAGGTGATGAAGGAGATTATGACGGGGAAGATAGATGGTTCTCTGTGTGGCCTAATTAAAATAGGCAAAACACGCAAAAGTATAAATATGGACGACAAGAACTATGTTTTTTTTAAAAAAACGAAAAATGATACCAGAAATACACCTTGCAAGGAGAATTAAGGATGGCTAGACCAAATGTAACCGTCTTAATAGATGATCAAAGTTTTGTAGTTCCAGGAAGCGAAGCAGGCTCTCTAACACGAGCAGGTATGCCTTCAGTCTATGGACTCGTACTCGCACTCGGAAACACCGCAGAAAGAAAAGCCGGAGTAATGCAACTCGAAGACCCACAAGACTGGGTAAAGAGATTAACTTCCAAAGAACCCACTGCCAGTGGCGCATGGACAGATAATATAAACCATGCAAATGGTACTGTTGGGGGAACTGGTAGCAGATGGCCAGAAGGTCCTACTGGTGCATGGAAGAATGAATGGTGGGCAGTACATAACTATCTCCAATATGGTGGTGTTTGCGTTATTGGTGCGACTGGTACAGAAAGTAATACTCAAGACGATGCATATACAACACTCAAAGACAAGACAATTCCGTTGGATGTTGTCTTCGCAGCGACAGGTGGAGCGGGGTATGTTGCCTCTGTTTCTAATATTGCATCGTCAAGAGGAGATTGTGTTGCTGTTATCCCAGACAGCAGTGTAGGACTTACTGTTGCAGGTGCTAGTTCTCAAGGAACTGCCGATGAATTCAATATTACCGTATTCGGTGCGAAGAGACACTTGGACATCACTAGAGGAATCAATGATGCAGACAACACTGCAAACTACATTCGCACAAACTGTGCGCCAGATGTTGCTGGTTGTCTTGCAAGAACAGACAGAGATGGATATCCTTGGTATTCACCCGCAGGATTCAAACGAGGTAGAATCTTAGATGTTGTTCGTATCGAAAAGAACCCAACAGATGCTGAACAAGATACATTATACGATGCAGGAATTAACCCAATTGTTACCTTCCCAGGCGAAGGAACAGTACTCTTCGGAGATAAGACTGGTAAACCTGCGAGTAGTACTTTGAGTCGAATCAATGTTTCAAGACTCTTCATTTACCTGAAGAAGACTATTGGTGCGGCTGCAAGAGGAATCTTGTTTGAATTGAATGATGTTACTACTAGAGCCGCGTTCGTGAATGCAGTAAGTCCTGTTCTTGATAGTATTCAAGCAAGAAGAGGTCTCTATGACTACAGGGTAGTGTGTGATAGGTCAAACAACACTGATGGTATCATTGATTCTAATCAGTTTGTTGCTGACATTTACATCAAGCCTGCGAAGAGCATCAACTTCATTAAGATTACATTCACAAACAAGAACACAGCAGACGACCTAGGATAATAACTTAAAAGGAGAAACCTAAATGGTAGCACCAATCGGTAATTCAAATTCAGGGCCACACTCAATGGCCATCAGCGAGTTCAAGAACAACTTTGATGGAGGAACTCGTCCAAATAGATTTGTTGTTTCAGGAGACTTAGGATCTAGAGGTTCATTACCAAATAACTTTATGGTAAAGGCTGCTTCGATGCCAGCACAAACTTTGGGTATTATCCCACTTCCATTTAGAGGAAGAATTGCAAAAGTTCCTGGCGACAGAGCATATGCAGAGTGGACCATCACAGTGTTGGATGAAACAACATACAACATGAGAAGAATATTTGAAGCATGGCATGAGGAATTTAACTGGCATAAACAGAATGTTGTTGCAAACAAAGATATTCTCTCTGGTGTTGGTCCAGAATTCACTCGATGGACAGTGACTCAAATTGACATGTTCGGAAGCGAACTACGACACATTCAGTTACACAACTGTTGGCCTGTAGAAGTCGGAGCAATCGATTTAAGTTACGATACTGCTGATACTCTCACCGAGTATTCTGTTACACTTGCATATGACTACATCACTCTTGGTGATGGTAGTGGTGTTGCGGCAGGTAACAGACAAGCAACAAGAACAAATAATCGTTCAAGTTCATTCCAAACTGGTGGTAGTGGAGAATCCACTGTTCGTGGTGAGTAAAGGGAGATTTAGGTGAAGTGAAATTTGATTAGTAAATTCACCATACATAATAGTAAAGAATTTACTTTTTAAAGGAATATATTATGCCCCTAGATATTTTTGGTTTTTCAATCGGTAGAAAGAAGGATGGTAGCAAAGAGATTAATCCTCAACAGGCTACTAAAGAAGCATCCTTTGTATCACCAGAAAATTACGACGGTAGTTATACACTAGAAACCGGCGGAGTCTTTGGAACACTCATAGACTTCGCCGGTGGTGTTCGTAATGAAAACGGTCTAATTCGTCAGTTTAGACAAACTGCAATGTATCCAGAAGTAGATCAAGCGATTGAAGATATTGTAAATGAATCTGTTGTGATGAATGATGATAGAAAACCAGTAAAATTAAACTTAGAAACTGTAGAACTATCTGATAATATCAAAGTTAAAATTCACAACGAATATGACAACATTTTAAGAATGTTAGAATTTCATAATAAGGGTGCAGATATTTTCCGAAGATGGTATGTAGATAGTAAATTGTACTACCATCTTATAATCGATAAGGATAATCCCCAAAAGGGAGTCACTGAGATAAGGTCTATTGACCCAACAAAAATAAAGAAGGTAAGAAAAGTAAATAAAGAACAAAAAAGAACAGCAAGTGGCATTATTCCTATGGTGAAAAGTGTAGAAGAATTCTTTGTTTATACTAACATGGATAAAGATTCTCCGTATCAAACTTCATCAACTGGACTTAAAATTGCTCCCGATTCTGTTGCATATGTTCACTCAGGTGTAGTAGATGGTACAAGCAAACGAGTTATTGGTTATCTTCAAAAGGCTGTTCGTCCATTGAACATGCTTCGGCAGATTGAGGATGCAGTTGTTATCTATCGGATATCTCGCGCACCCGAACGAAGAATATTCTACATTGATGTTGGTAATCTACCAAAGCAAAAGGCAGAACAATATCTTCGTGATATTATGAATCGGTATCGTAATAAACTAACATACGATTCATCAACAGGTGAAATTAAAGACGATAGAAACCATTTACATATGCTAGAAGATTATTGGCTTCCAAGAAGAGAAGGTGGTAGAGGAACAGAGATTACCACTTTAGATGGTGGTCAAAATCTTGGAGAGATGGAAGATGTTGAATATCTTCTCAGAAAAGTTTATCGTTCGTTGAATGTTCCTATCTCAAGAATGGAACCAGATTCTGGTTTCAATATGGGAAGAAGTGCCGAAATTACAAGAGATGAAGTTAAATTCTTCAAGTTTATAGAAAAACTTAGAGTTCGTTTTGCAGATTTATTCATGCAACTTCTAAGAGTTCAATTGATTTTAAAGGGTGTAATGAGTGAGGAAGATTGGGAAAAAATCGTTCCATACATTCGGTGGTCGTGGAATAAGGATTCATACTTTAGTGAATTAAAGGAAACTGAAATTCTTAAAGAAAGACTTGATATATTGAGCCAGATGGAGGTATACATAGGTAAGTATTACTCAACTGATTGGGTTCGTAGAAATATATTAAAACAATCAGACGAAGAAATTAAACAAATGGATACTCAAATCCAATCTGAAGGTCCATCAGAAGATGAAATGATGGGCGGAGAAGGAGAAATGTACGAATGATAACTAATCAAAACATGCAAGACATGATTGCTTCAATTCTCAACAAAGACAGAGAAGGATTTAATGATGCCTTTAAAAACGAAATGCAAGATAGAGTGGGTAGACATATAGTTGATCAAAATGTCGAAATATCAAAGGACATTTTAAAAACTCCAGATGTTGAAGAACCTGCTATTGAAGAGTCAAAGGGTAACACTTTCACATTCAAAAATGCCTCCGACGCAAAGAAATTTTCTAATTCTGCCGCAAAAACCCCAGGTCTAGTGGGAGTAAATAAAAGAAATTTCTCCGTGAGAGGTAAACAAGTAACAATAAGTGGTATAAAAGACAAAGAGATGCTTCAAATGTTAACAATGTTAGCAAAAGAAATGAAAGCATCTGTATAAGGAGCATTAAATGTCTATTATCAAATCATTACAAGAAGTATTAAATAATCAAGAACCAATCGTTTTTGAGACTAAAGATGGTTCAAGTATACATATTGAGCCAGAACATGCTGTTTCCCTCGCATCCGTTCATGATAACATGAATAAGCAAAATCAGGAAAAGATGAGGAACATGATGGAGGAATCCGAGGAGCAGTTTGTTAAGGTTCTTAGTTTCTGTAATAGCCAATTAAACGAAGAGGAATGAAACATGTCAACTAAAGATATTATCACAGATGTTCTATCAGGTAATCTATCTGATGCTAGAAATAAAACAGAAGATTTGTTGTATTCTAAAACAGCCGAACTTCTGAATCAAGTAAAAGAATCAACCGCAGGTGAAGTATATGAAGATGCGGTTGGTGTTGCATCTCTCGTAGAAAAGAAGAAGGCAAAGAAGAAGAAGAACGACGATGATGATAACGGCAAAAAATATGCCAAAAAGACAGATAAAGAGGATGATGGTGAAGGACTAGATCCTGTAGATGCAGAGGATAGTGATGTTGACAATGATGGAGATTCTGATGAGTCCGATGAGTATCTAAAGAACCGAAGAAAGGTTCGTAAGAAAGAAATCGAAGACGACGAAGAGGAAGTCAAAGAAGGATATAATGTAACTGCTAAACACAATGATCATATAAAGGCAAGTGCAGCGATTGGATCTGGAACTCGCCGTCGTGGACCATTAGCAGGCGGAAAGTCTGTTGGAGATAAAAAATATAACTTAAGATTTGATAGTGAGGAAACAGGAAAGAAGTTCATGCAAAAGCATGGATTTACAACAGAAGAAGTTGAGGAAGTTGAGGAAAGTAAAGGCGACGGTAGAGAATCACACATCTACGGTATGCCACTTAAGAAGTATCGTGCTTTAACTGATAAGCAAAAGCATCAGATAAAAATGAAGTGGAGTCACAAAAAAGCACAAGAAGAAAAAGCAAAGGGGCATAACGAATGAAGTTAATTACAGAAATGACAGAAGACATTCAATGCCTTGTTGAGGAAGATTCCACAACTGGCAAAAAGAACCATTACATTCAAGGAATCTTCATGCAAGCAGAGCAGAAGAACCGTAATGGTAGAATCTATCCAAAGAAGATTCTTGAAAACGAAGTAACACGATACGGTAAGGAATTTGTTGGAAAAAACCGTGCAATGGGTGAACTAAATCACCCACAGGGTCCAACCGTAAACCTTGACCGTGTTTCCCATATGATTAAGGATTTGAAGGTAGAAGGTAATGATGTAGTCGGTAAGGCTAAACTACTTGATACTCCTATGGGTAACATTGCAAAGAATCTAGTCAATGAAGGCGCACAACTTGGTGTGTCTTCTCGTGGTATGGGTTCACTTGAGGAAAAGAATGGCGTCAACTATGTAAAACCAGACTTCATGCTTTCCGCAGTAGACATCGTTGCAGACCCTTCTGCTCCTAATGCTTTCGTAAATGGTATTATGGAAGGTAAAGAATGGATTTGGGATAACGGTGTTATTCGAGAGAAGGAAATTCACGAATATCATCAAATGATTAAAAAGGCTTCACAGAGAGAACTTGAAGAAAAGGCGATTTTAGCATTTCAAGATTTCTTGTCAAAACTGTGAAAAATATAAATAAACAAAGATAATACTCTTTACTCTACGGAAGAAACGCATGGAAGAAAAATCACTATTAGAGGCGACACATGGCATTTTATCATCGGAAGATGTTTCCGAAGATAGTGCCGAAAGTATCGCTAAACTAATTAAAACGGTGGTTGGAAAAGATAGAGCAAAAAGGATTGGAGATGCCATCAATCCAGATAAAGCAAAAGAAAAAGTTCAATCCAAAGTAAATCAAGCGGGTGAACGAGGAGCAAAGGCTATTACAAACAAGTTAAAAAATCTGTTAAACAGGGAGTCAACTATGTCTGAATACGACAACAACACGGAAATTCTAGAAGCAGGGCCAGAAACTCCAACTCTAGATACTAAATCAGAAGAAGATCCAAAACTTTATCAGGATGCAGAAGGCGGTCATGCGAAGATTGATACCGATGAGATGTCGGACAACTCTAAGAAGAACATGGCTTCCATCGCTGGTAAGGGTGGTGCTAAGGTACAAAAGCCAAAGGGTGGTGTAAATGTTAAGGAACATCTAGAAGCACTCTTTGATGGTGAAGAATTATCCGAAACATTCCAATCCAAAGCATCTACAATCTTCGAGGCTGCAATCAACGAAAGAATTAATCAGATTGAAGAGGACTTGACTGAACAATATCAGACAATCCTTGAAAGTGCAATCGAAGAGACTTCAAATGAATTAGCAGAAAAGTTAGACGACTATCTCGGTTATGTTGTTGAGCAGTGGGTAGAAGAAAATAAGTTAGCAGTAGACAATGGTATTCGTGCCGAGGTTGCTGAAAACTTCATCTCTGGACTCAAAGTACTCTTTGAGAACTGCTACATCGATGTACCAAATGAAAAATACGACCTTCTAGAAGAAGTTACAGATGTAAAGAATGAACTAGAAGAAGATTTAAACAAAGCACTACAGGAAAACATTGACCTTCGTAAAGAAATTGTCTCACATCGTTGCGGCGAAATCTTTGCAGACGAAGCAGATGGTTTGACTGATGTTGAAGTAGAAAAACTAGCATCTTTATCCGAAGGTATTGAGTTCGAGACAGAGGAACAATACAGAGATAAGATTCAGGTTCTACGAGAAAGTTATTTCACAGGAACTCCTGTAGTCTTAACTGAAGAAGAAGAAACAACTAATCAAGTTATTTCAGAGGGTGGACCCATGGATCGTTACATGTCCACTCTTTCAAGACATTCTAAACACGACAGAGTATCTTGAAGGCCGCATAAATTATACATAGAAGGAAATCTCAAAAACTTACGAGTCAAAAGGAGAATCTATAATGGATTTCAATCAACAAAACACATCGTATGATGTACTGGCAGAAAAGTGGTCACCAGTACTGAATCACCCAGACATTGCACCTATCGATGATAGTTACAAGTCTAAAGTAACCGCAGTTCTCCTTGAGAACCAAGAAAAGGCTTTGCGTGAGCAACATCTACACGAAGCACCAGCAAACCATATGGGTGCAGGTGGTTTTGATGTAAGTGCTGCCGCAGATAACGCAAGCAATAATGCAATTGCTGGTTACGACCCAGTACTCATCAGTCTTGTTCGTCGTTCCATGCCTAACTTAATGGCATACGACCTTGCTGGTGTTCAGCCCATGAGCGCACCTACTGGACTTATCTTCGCAATGAGAGCAAGATATGACAACCAAGCAGGCGCAGAAGCACTTTACCAAGAAGCATTTGCTAAGTTCTCTGGTGCAGGTAACACTGCAACAGGTGCCGCATTCAGTTCAACTGGTGGTATCGACCCAACTGATACCAACCTTGCTCTTGACGGTTTCCGTGCAATGCTAACAGCAACTGCTGAAGGTTTAGGTGATAGCACAACATTCAAGGAAATGGCATTCACCATCGAACGAGTTGCTGTGGAAGCAAAGACTCGTGCCCTCAAAGCAGAGTACACCACTGAACTCGCTCAGGACCTCAAAGCAGTCCACGGACTTGATGCTGAGACTGAACTTGCTAACATTCTTAGCACTGAAATTCTCACTGAAATCAACCGTGAACTCATCCGAAGCATCTACACAAGTGCTAAGAATGGTGCCCAACACACAGACTTAAATGCTGCCGGTACTTACAACCTTAACACTGACTCAGATGGTCGTTGGAGTGCAGAACGATTCAGAGGACTTATGTTCCAACTTGAACGAGAAGCAAACATCATCGCAAAGCAAACTCGTAGAGGTAAGGGTAACTTCGTTATCTGCTCTTCAGATGTTGCTTCCGCCCTCGCAATGGGTGGTTGGTTACAACTCTCACCTGCCCTCAACACTTCACTAGATGTTGATGACACAGGTAACACATTCGTTGGTACACTCAACGGTAAGATGAAAGTTTACATCGACCCATACAGTGCATCATCACACACTTATACAGGTGGAAGCAGTGACTTCAACTTCGCATGTGTTGGTTACAGAGGTAGCAACCCATACGATGCTGGACTGTTCTACTGCCCATATGTCCCACTACAAATGGTAAGAGCAGTTGGTGAAAACACCTTCCAGCCTAAGATTGGCTTCAAGACTCGTTACGGAATGGTTGCAAACCCATTCGCACACGATGACGGTACTTCCGTCTCAGTAGGTTCAGGTAAGAATGTCTACTACAGACTCTTCACCATCAGTAACCTACACGGTAACACTGCTTGATAAAAGTAGTTAAACTGAACTAGACTAGGGGAGTCCTTTCGGGGACTCCCCTTTTCTTTTATACATAGTGTAAGGAGAAATCTTTATGGCATTAGATAATCCATACAACGAAGCACTGGCTGGTTTCAGTGGAGGGTATACTGGAGATTATCCAGGATATACTGGGCCTGGAATGCCTGACATTACAAGAAGAAGAAGTCCAATACAACCAGATACAAACAACTATCTTGGTGGAAACTTCTTTCAGTTACAAATAACAAGATTACCAACTGTCACATATTTCTGTCAATCTGCCAATCTACCTTCTTTGACTGTAACCCCAGCAGAGCAACCAACTACTCTTGGAATCAAGCCTAAATGGGTTGGTGGTCAATATGCATATGAAGATTTACAAGTATCATTCCTTGTGGATGAACAAATGAGAAACTGGTTAGAAGTTTACAGATGGATGGAAGAGATTGGTAACTTAGAAGATATGACAAAAGTTATAGCCGCAAAACAAACTATGGATTTCTTCTCAGATATAACTCTAACAATCACAAATAGTACATATAACCCCAAATATTATGTCAGATTTAAGAGAGCATGGCCTATTGCGATTTCAGGAATTCAATTTACTTCAGTTGCAGTAGATACAGAGCCAATGTTAGCAACGGCGACATTTACATATGACTCTTATAGTATTACTGAAGTTGATTGACTTTTATTGATAAATGAGGTATAATACTCCATAAGGAGTTATATTATGAATCTAGAAGAAATAAGAAAAATGGTTTCTGCCGATGTGGTAATGGACAAGACAGAATTAGATATTGAATCTATGAAGACTCCACAACTTCATAATAAATACTTAGTGCTTCATAGTGATGAAAAACTCATTCTTGGCAAATTACAAAATGACTTCAATGTTCTAAAGAGGAATAAATGGCTATACTATACAGGAAAAATTAGTCAAGAAGAACTTGAAGATATGGGATGGGAGCCGTTTGATTTACAAATTCTAAAGACAGACATAGACAAATTTATAGAATCTGATGAAGATATAATCAAACTCTCCAATAGAATTTTATTGCAAAAGGAAAAGGTAAACTACCTAGAGAATGTAATCAAAATTATTAACAATAGACAATGGTCTATTCGTTCAACGATTGATTGGCTGAAGTTTACAAATGGTACATGAGTGAAATAGAAATACATCCAGTAGATTCTGTTTATATTAAAGTGATTTGTGACAGAGGAATTTGCAAAGAACTGAGTGACTTCTTTACTTTCACCGTTCCAAACTACAAATACATTCCTGCATATAGAAATAAGATGTGGGATGGTCAAATAAGATTATACAACATACACACTCAGAAGATATACAGTGGACTGAAAGAATATGTTCTAAAGTTTGCGGCAGAAAGAAACTATACCGTAGTAAACAATATTCCCTCATCCAAATCAAAGATGACAGAGAAAGATGTTTCTTTGTATATCAATGAGAAACTAAAACCTACTGTTGGTTCTTCGAGAATCAAACCCCACCAGCATCAAATCGATGCAATTGTTCACGCTATCAACCACGAGAGATGCCTTTTGTTGTCTCCTACTGGTAGTGGTAAGTCTTTGATTATTTACACATTAATTCGATATTACCAAGAACTTCTGGGACATGATAAGAAGATATTGATTATTGTTCCTACCACTGGATTGGTATCTCAGATGTACAATGACTTTGATGATTATTCGTCAAAAGACCACTGGAATGTAGAAGATAACTGTCACACGATATATGCAGGGCAGGATAAGAATACAGAGAAGAGAGTCATCATCTCTACATGGCAAAGTATATACAAGATGCCAGAGAAATACTTTGAGCAATTTGGTGCGATATTCGGAGATGAATGTCATCTTTTCAAATCAAAGTCTCTTACCACTCTTATGACGAAATTAGTGGATTGTCCGTACCGTGTGGGGACTACAGGGACTCTGGACGGCACATTTACACACAAACTTGTAATTGAAGGTTTGTTTGGTAGGGTATTCAATGTAACATCAACCAAGAAACTTATAGATAAAAGTCTTCTTTCTGAGTTGGACATTGAGTGTATCAATCTACAATATCCAGTCAAAGATATCGAAGAAATCAAAAGAGCCCCATACCAAGATGAAATTAAATGGATTGTGGGTAATAAGAAAAGAAACGACTTCCTAGTAAGTCTCTGTTGTAAGGTAAAAGGAAACACTCTTCTTCTGTTCAATTATGTGGAGTCTCATGGTAAACCTCTTTTTGAACAGATTCGACAGGAGTGTCCTGATAAGAAGGTGTTCTTTATTCACGGAGGAACAGAAACCGAGCAGAGAGAATTCATACGAAAGATTATTGATAAGGAAGAAAATGCCATATTGGTAGCATCATACGGAACATGTTCTACTGGTATCAATATTAAGAACATTCACAATATTATCTTCTCATCTCCATCCAAATCTGTAATTCGTGTTTTACAGTCGATAGGTAGAGGTCTGAGAAAGTCTGAAACAAAAGAAAAAGTAAAATTATATGACATCAGTGATAATTTACAGTTTAAGAAGTATGTAAACCACACCATGAAACATCTTGGTGAACGAATTAAGATATATAATAGAGAGAACTTTTCTTTCAAGATGGTTAAAATCCGATTATGATAGGAGATGCTTAAAATGAAAACACCCTATAGAATTTTAAAATTAAAAAGTGGAGAGCAAATTATTGCCAAACTTAAGGGAGAAGAGAGAGGTAAAATTATAATCGAAAGACCTATGGTTTTTATGACTCGAATTGTTATGGATCCATACTCTGGTAGACAAAGGGAATTAACTGTTCTTAAGAATTGGCTAGCACACACAAACGAAATCGAAACTAGACTTCCGAAAGATTATATTGCAACTTATCTGGTTCCAGACAGTGATGTTATGGAATTATATGGTCTTGAGAAAGAAAAAGAAGATGTTGATACCAAAGAACCTAAAATCACCAATCTTACAGAATTAATGAAAAAGGATATGGAAAACAAAAAAATTGGCGAAGATATGATGCCAGAAGATATTGAAAATTTAATTGATATGATGAAAGATGCAATCGATGAAAATCCAGACCTTCTTGATGATATTGATGAGATGGAAGATAAGCATCATAAAAACTTTATTACTATGAGTTTAATGCTTCCACCAGAGGCTTTAATGACATTGGTAGAATCAGGTATAATTGAAGAGGAAGACATTCTCAATTTAATTGACAATATCAATGGAAGTTTTAAAAAAAATAAACCAAAGTATACTGGCGATGATGAAAAAAGACAAAAAGAAGACGACTTTGGGAATATTTGGACTGATTGGAGTCCAGACCTTAATGATTACTTAGAGTAAGATCATAAGTGTTCCTTATGTCTGTTGGCACAGATGATTGTAATGGACATTTTGAAAATTGTCAATACATTTTTTAATTTTTTGTGTGCATTTTTTACTTTTTGTTATATAATGGGTTAAAACAAGGATTTAATATGTTATGAGTGAAGAAAAACCAAAATCAAACCATTATATTGATAATAAAGAATTCTATGCCGCTATGATAGAGTGGAAAAAGATTGTTGATGATGCTGAAGATTCGGGTGAACCACGACCTCCAGTTACAGATTATATTGGTCAATGTTTCCTAGAAATTGCAGAGCATTTGTCGTATAGACCTAATTTTATCAATTATCCTTACAGAGATGAAATGATAGGAGATGGTATTGAAAATTGCTTAATGTATGCACATAACTTCAATCCAGAAAAATCAAAGAATCCTTTTTCTTATTTTACTCAGATAATATACTATGCTTTTCTTAGAAGAATTGAAAAGGAAAAGAAACAGGCATATGTTAAGTACAAAGCAATGGAACAACTGGACGATTCTACAATTAAGAATTGGTATAGGAAAAATTACTTTGAAGACGACTCTTCTGACCAGATGAAAGGTAAAGAAATGCTGTCAAAACATTTTCAGTTGACAGATACGGACATAGAAAAATTCACACCAAAGAAAAAGAAAAAGAAAACTAAAAAATCAAATTTAGATTCTGTATTAGAGGACACTAATGAAGATAGCACTGATTAATGATACTCACTTTGGTGCGAGAGGCGACTCTCAACTATTCTTCGATTACTTCATGAAGTTTTTTGATGAGGTGTTCTTTCCATATCTCAAAGAGAATGACATCAAAACAATTATTCATGCAGGTGATTTGATGGACAGACGAAAGTTTGTCAACTTTAGTATTCTAAATCAAGTACGAACTAAATTTGTAAATATACTTCACGAAAATAATATTGAATTGCATTGTATTCTTGGTAATCATGATGTTTACTATAGAAATACAAATATGGTGAATTCAATTCGTGAATTGTTTGATAATGATTTAACATTATATGAAAAACCAGAAGTTGTAAACTTTGATGGTTTAGATATTGCACTTCTTCCTTGGGTGAATAAAGAAAACCAAAAAGATTCGGTTGACTTTATCAAAACTGCCTCTGCTCCAATCTTAATTGGACATCTAGAACTTAGGGGTTATGATGTTATGAGAGGTGTGAAGTTTGATGGTGGTATGAATCCAGAAGACTTTGACAGGTATGAAAAAGTTTTATCTGGTCATTTTCATTGCAGACAAGAGAGTGGTAATGTGTATTATATGGGGACACAATATCAAATTACATTTGCAGACTTAAATGAGACAAAGGGCTTTCATGTTCTTGATACAGAGACAAGAGAAATAGAGTTTATTGAAAACCCATACAAGATGTTTCATACACTTCGGTATAACGACAATGATGGACCACTTGATGTAGATAAAGTTGATGCCTCGTATCTTAAAGATGCTTATGTAAAGATATTTGTAGAGTCGAAGAAGCATCCATATAGTTTCGATAGGTTTATGGATAAACTCTATGATTCGGGTGTGGCAAAGATTACGGTCGTGGAAGATATTATTGATTCTGAGTGGACTAAGGAAGAAATAGTTGACTTAGCACAAGATACTGTTACACTTATAAATAATGAGATTGATTCTATAGAAGAGGTTGAGGATAAACCTCGTATGAAAAAACTCATCAAAGACCTTTATATGGAGAGTTTGTCACTGTGAATATTTTTGTTTTGGATGAAAATCCACGAGTCGCCGCACAAATGCAATGCGACAAGCATGTGGTAAAAATGATTGTAGAGTCTGCTCAGATGTTATCAACCGCACATCGTGTTCTGGATGGAACAGAATGGACAGACTATGCAAAGAACGGTCGTAGAATCAAACGATGGAAGTCTCCATATCAATTGATGGAAGATTTGTTATACAAAGCATCTTTTGTTGGACATCCATGCACTCAGTGGGTTATGGAAAACGATAAAAACTATTATTGGTTAGCAGAACATGCACTAGAATTATGCAGAGAATATGGTAAACGATACAAGAAAATTCACAAGACAGATGATATGTTATCACTTATTCGTTATCGCAAACCAGTGAACATTCCCATTGCAGATGACATCACACCATTTGCACAAGCAATGCCTGATGAATACAAGAATGAGGATGCGGTAAAAGCATACCGTGCATATTATCTTGGAGAGAAGACAGGATTTGCAGAATGGAAATACTCAGATACGCCTACATGGTATGAGGAGGCATTAGTTTGATAATATTCCAAACATTAAGTTGGAGAAACTTTCTCTCAACTGGCAATAATAAGACAACCGTTGACTTGACAAGACACCATAACACACTCATCTCTGGTGAGAATGGTGCGGGTAAGTCAACGATGCTTGATGCGTTGACATTTGCTTTGTTTGGAAAATCGTTTCGTGGTATTAACATTCCCCAACTAACAAACTCAATCAACGAAAAGAACTGTGAGGTTGAGATTACATTTTTAGTGGGGAATGATAGTTACCGTGTATTCCGAAGTCTGAAACCAAAGAAGTTTGAAATTTATAAAAATGATGAGATGCTTGACCAAGATGCAAAGTCAAGAGACTACCAAAAGATTCTCGAAGAACAGATTCTGAAGATGACATACAAATCATTCTGTCAGGTTGTGATTCTTGGTTCATCGAACTATGTTCCGTTTATGCAGTTAAGTGCCGCAGACAGAAGATTGGTTGTTGAGAACCTTCTTGATATTGATGTATTCTCCGTTATGAATACTCTGGTTCGTTCAAGACTACAAATGACAAAGGAATATGTAAAAGACATTGACACGAAGATTGAGATTGCAAAGAGTAAGGTAGATGAAAAGCAAAAACTCATTAACACTCTTGAGAAAAAATCAAGTGACTCTGTAGAGAAGTATCAATCAGAAATTGAAGAGTCTCGTAAGCAAATAAAAGAAATTCAGGAAGATATCGAGAATCAACAAAAAAGCATTGATAATCTCATGTCTCAGATAAACGATAAGGATGTTATTCCAAAGTCTTTGATTAAACTTGAATCTAATGAGAGAGAATTGAATAGCAAAATAAAAGCAATTCAGAAGAACATTAAGTTTTATCAAGAGAACGATACATGTCCATCGTGTAAGCAAGACATTCAACAGCACCATAAAGATTGTGTGTTTGAAGAAAAGGCAAAAGAACAAGAATCTGTTGAGAAAGAGTTAAATGCTCTAGTAGAAAGTATTGAATACACAGAAAAGAGAATGGGAGACATTAATGCCATTCTTGATTCTATACAAAATATTGAGAAGCAAATTTCTTCTAAGCAAAGTGAAATTAGTGCATCTTCCCAGTATATTGATAAGATGCAAAAGAACATCGAGTCGGTGTTGAATGAAGGAACTGAGGTAGAGGAAACAAAGAAAGAATTAAATCAGTTGCTTGGAGAAGGAAAGAATCATGTCGAAAGAAGAAAGGAACTCATTGAAGATAGGCATTATCTTAGCATTGCTTCTACTCTTCTGAAGGACAGTGGAATCAAAGCAAAGATTATCAAGCACTACTTGCCAATCATGAACAAGTTGATTAACAAGTACTTGACAGATATGGACTTCTTTTGTCAGTTTAATCTTGACGAAAACTTCAACGAGACAATCAAAAGCCGACATCGTGACGAGTTTACCTACCACAGTTTCAGTGAAGGTGAACGATTGCGTATCGACCTATCTTTGCTTCTTGCATGGCGTGAGATTGCACGATTGAAGAACAGTGTAAACTGTAACCTGTTGATTCTTGATGAGGTATTTGATTCAAGTCTCGATGCAGTTGGCACCGAAGAGTTCTTAAAACTCTTGACATCCTTCGGAAGTCGTGCTAATATATTTGTAATAAGTCATAAGTCTGATACGATGACGGACAAGTTCCAGAACCATATCGTCTTTGAAAAGAAGAATAACTTCAGTAGGATAAAATGATAAAAACAAAACCTTACTACGAGCGTAACGAGCATGTGATAAACTCACATGTGAATTGTAACTTTGAAGACTTACTTGAGATGACACCCGACGAGTTTCGTGAGTGGGTGATTGAAATGCGTAAGGTAGTCAAGGATGCATGGGACACCTATGGTTGTCCTCCACG